GGGGATCTGAAGTCCATCCTTTTCAAGGAATTCTTCCAGATCATTATACATAGGGGAGGGGATATATACAGAATCAGTAGGCACAAAATTTGGTTTTTTAAGAGTGACACCTTTGTTACGGGTGCCAGGAAATACAGCATAAGTATCACATTGGGGAGCTTCACCTTGAGCAGGTACATCAGGTAAATCGTAGGAATCAGGTATAAAATCATATTGTTCTCCGGTAAGGAAAGGAAAATCTTCACGGTATAAGGGAACAACAGTAACAGAGTTATTCCAAGTGCTAGAATGCAGTCCAACTACATCAGCAACACTTGAAGACTCATAATCAACATAAACAGCACTACAATCTCCAGACTTTCCTTTAGCATTAGGAATCTCATAAAAAGTTGTCGTAGGACGACGACAAGAATTTCCTTTCACATCAGTATAACACATATTCAAACCAGGTTGGGTCTTTCGAACCTCATGATTGAAACATTCAGACCAATAATGAACTTTATTTTCAACTACTTCGCGGTGGACACGCACAAAGCGGTTTCCTTCAAAGTTTAAGGAATCATCTCGGGTTTTAAGCCGACTTTTCATGGAAGGCAACTGGGGAAGTTGCTTCGTGGTCACTTCAATGAAAATGAGATCTCTATCATCTTTGGGATAACGGAGCTGAAATTCTGATCGGGCAAAGCGCAAGGGCGCTCCACCGTCATGGTATTTTATAGCGAGTTCACTAACCAAACCTTCACCACAATCCATTGCTTCAAACTGATGTCTGCACATTACAAATGTGCGACCACCAGGCGACCAACACAAACCTTCACCACCTCTTCCAAGGAGGGTTGATAGTTTGTATTGAAAACAATTATTAGCAATGGACCGAGTTTTATTTCGGGCATGAACTGTACAAGATCCCATCTGAGCTTCAGTATTCTCAGAAGGTTTCATATAATAATATACAGAGTTTTGGAGAAGGTACCATTGAGTGGTACCATTATATAAATAGGGCATGAGATAAACATCCTCATCCAGGCGGTAACGACACATCTTTTCAAGATCGAGTTCATCACCATCCTTAAGACGAGAATCTTTGGCAGTATAAAGAGGAGAAAGAGTTCTCTTGGTTGTAATACCGTACGCAGGGTACTTCTTGCCGTGGACTTTCACAGACGCACGGCAAGACAAATTACAACTAAGATATTCTTCCTTAGCATAAACAAAAACTTGACGAGGGGTCAACTTCCAAAAAGCATGTTGGGCCATAGCAGAACGCTTTGGCTTAGGTACTTTCGAGTAGTCAGACTGAGCAGAGGCATCACGAACTTTCTTTTTCAACTTTTGGTAATCACTTTGAGCTATCGCAGCAGAACGCTTTGGACGCGGTAGCTTAGCATAATCACTTTGAGCTTCAGCAAGATCTAATTCATCTTTGCGGTCAAGATCTCCAGATATCACTTTTTTCATTCCCATGGTCACCAAGACACACGGAACTACAATAGCAATAGTCATGAGGGGGTTATTAACAGCAAATTGAAGGGTCCAAGTGATTGGAGCAAAAACAAAAGTATCTAAAGTAGTCATAGCAGCAATTCCAACAAGGGTACAAGCAGGGGCAACCCAATTACGAAATTGTTTCCATGTCTGACCAACACGACGACCGACTTCAAGCGACTCTATCCAAAGAGTTACTTTAGTCTTGAGTTGAACAATAGCAGAAGTAGAATAACGGGTGAGAGTATAAGACTTATCAGGAACACGGGCACATGTAACTTCACAATAATTTCCATACTTGTAAAACAACAATCCAATGTTATACCAAACAGAACATAAGGTATCATCACGTTCAAACGGGTTAAACTTTGCAGGAGCAAACATGGTGAGTTCTCGCAGTCGATCATTAGCATCAACATTCAAGAATCCAACACTTTCAAGCATATATTCAACCAATTCTTCAGGAGGATTAGGTAGTTCTTCAAGTTCTTCAACCATCATATTCTTATATTCTTCGCGTGCATTATCATGCATGCGTTGAAAAGTAATAGAGCAAAAAGTAGCATACTTGAGAATCATCTCAGGACTCATATTGAGAGAAAGATAAGCACCAACCAAAAACGGGTCAGCATTACCTTCCTGTATCAATTGAAAACAGTAAAACCACTTCTGGGCCATAGGAGTTTGGGCATACGCCTCGAGATCAGGATTCAACATAAAAGCATTCGAAAATACTTGACAAAATTTATCAAATTCATTGACATCGCGAGACGAACGAGAAAACCACCTAGGCAAACAAGCAATAGGGGAAGAAGGAGGATCAGAAGGAGAAGAAACATCAGCAGGATCAGGAGGTTCATCTCTTGGTCGCCAAAGAGAACTAAACATTTGAGCACTAGCATCAGAAAAAGATTCACAGGAATCAGAATCCTTTTCTTTACCAGCCAATTTAGGACATTGACAATCAGAAGGAGTAATAGCTTTACACTTCAAACAACAAACAAGATTTCCATTAACTAACATACTACAAACACAAGGGGCACAATTGCAAGAGGAACACTTACAATCACACGGAACAGACTTTGACTTACAGCGGGGACACACACAAATACAACGATCATCAGAACGGCGACACACAGGACAACAAACACATTTATTACCAAGCTCATTACAATCACAACCTAGGGAATAAGCCAATCTAGAAACAGGAATTCTATCTTGGCATTTACGAAGACTAGGCATAGTATCAATACGCATAAGATAACGAGCAACGGATACAATAATCTGAGAGAGATACACTCTCCCTTCAGGAAGCATGTATCCGTAAGAACGAGAACGAATAGGATATGTTTGACCATTAGCATGGTCAGCGAGGATGAAGGGATCACGGGAATAATTCCAAGCATCAGAAAGATAGTGAGAAGAATGAATAACATGATGTTTATCAACATCAGGCTCAGAAAGATCAGCATTGTATACGGGACGCAACACAATGTCCAATCTTCTGGCTGGAGCACCAGCTTGAGCAATTCCACTAGCCTTCCAATCAGAAACAGGACAGGTTATAACATTAAGACAATGTGACGCAAAAACGGCACCTTTGTCTTCACATTTAGCAATGTTCAAAGGGACAGGATATCCATCACATTGCTCCATCATTTCCAACACTTCAGAAGAACGAGACAGTTCATCATTACGATTCATAAACTCATCAATCATCAGAGCAAATGTATCTTCATTATAACCATCCCAGTACTCAGAATCCTTTGGTTTTTTGAACACCAAAGATTCTCTCCAATCATATCGATATTTTTCAGGTTGCAACTCACGAAGCAACTTGTAAACACCAGCAATGATCATCTGGCCGACATGATTTTTACCACATCCAGGAGTATTTCCAACTAACATTATATTTACACAGGGGCGAGTAGACGTAACACACGGACGATTACACAAAATCGTCCAACGATATTTAATAAGAACATTATCCATAGTTTTAAAAGCAGGACCTTGTTTGGTCACAAGTAAGCATGAGGGTAAAATTTGCTTAAACTTCGTGATCAAATCAAGGGCATCACGACAAAAAGCTTCATTAGAACGAGAATGGGCAGCAATCTTATCAAGATCTCCACCAAATGGATAGAATAACTCATCAATCTTAGCATAAGCATCACGAGTCTTTCGTTCGATTTCGGATTCAACAAAATAATAGGTATCTGTAAATTTAAAATAAATCCAATTGATAACGTTTTTAGCAAAATATTCTAATTGATCAACAAATGACAATGATCGAGACAAACTTCCAACATTGTTTAACAATAACAAGGCTTCCTTATAACGGAAACCAGCACACATTGTTGTCAACAACGCCAAAAATCCACCAGACGAAAAGAAAGATTGGGCTTCGACATTCGCGAAGCCATTAGAACTTTCAACTTCATCATCATCATCAGCATCTAAATCATCATCTTCTGGCAAACGATCACCAGTATCCATAACAATATTCCAAAATCGGATAAAACAACGATAAAAATTTTTGATCATAACACCAACATTACCAACAACTTTAACTAACTTATGCAACAACAAACACAACAACACAACGGCAGCAATGGTAGCTGTCAACTTCAATGCTTTGAAAAACGCTCGAATAGTGGGCATATACTGTTCAAGATAGCCAGAAAGTGACGAAACCGCATTAACGATATTCGACACAACTGAACCAGCTCGACAAGCAAACGACCAAACCATTTCAAACGCATTTCCACAAATATTTACAAACGAATTAAAAACATCAGACACAGCATCAAAAACAGAAGAAACAGGAGACACACCAAGCATTTGAGCTTCAACGGAACGATAAAGCTCGTATTGATTGGCAACTTGAACAAATTGAGGACTTTCGCGGAAAGAAAAATCTGTAGTAGCGAATTTCATAAATCTATTTATACAATTAGAAGCATATTTCTTAGAAGAATCAGCATGAAGAACACGCAAATAAAATCGGGCCAACCGAGTTAAATTTGCATCATAACGAATTCGAGAAGCACGCAAAACTTGAGTAGCATCAGCATAAGGCAGGATCGCCTTACGAATACCAGCAAGATAATTGCATACATGTTTACGAAGTTCAGCACCAGCTTTTCCAAAGAAATCAAGATATCCAGTTTGATGGAAAAACTCAATAGCTTCAGGCTGGTGACCAAACAACGGTCGAGTGAATTCGTTTTCACGCTTAAAACGTCTTATGGTCAAGACGTTATTAACTTCCTCCCAAGACAAATAAAATTTGGGAGGGGACTCAATATCAATAGTAGGATTAAACTTAGCAGATTTCATCAATTGAGCAGAAGTTTTGGGCTTCGGAAGACGAATATTAGGGACATTCATCGTAGGAGGAGCATTACTCCAAGTAACAAAAGGACGAGGGTTGACTTGGTAGCCATCATTAATATAAATAAAACGATTATTAACATAATTTAAACAACGGGTATCAGTATCATCTACAGTAACAAAATAAAGAGCACGAGAAACAAGACTATAATGAGAAAAATAAAGAAAAGTATGAAGAGGAAAATGAATAAACAAAAGATCCTGTATGAATTTAACATCAGGAATATGAACAACTTGCAACGTATTATTAAAGAGAATAGGACGGGTATGTTGTATTAGTTGCAAAACATCTATACGAACACGCTCATCATGACACTTATAAGGTGTAGTTTGAGCGAGAAACAAATCGGAGCACTTAGAACATTGAGACTTTTCGTGCGGGGCTTCGATTGAAGGTTTAGGAACAGATAAGAGTTGAGTACGTTTGGCAAGAACCATACGTCTCTTCTCCTTTCTATTCAACTTTCCCATATGTGAAGAATCTTCAGGTAGTTCCACCTCTACAGGTGGCGGGATAAGAGTTGTTGAAGTAGTAACTACTTCATCAACAGTGCTGGTTGCGGAGCCAGCAGTGGACCAAAACTCATCATCAGCAATAGTAGCTTCAGACTTAATTGGTACGACACAATTGTCATCACCATATCGGTTGACGACGTTACAACGGTGAATAAATTCAAAAAGTGACTCAAGAACTGAGTACGATTGGAGGCAAGATTCACAATTGCAGACCTCAGCAAGGGG